AACCGACACAACCCCGCACCCATTGCCGTTGTGGACCGCACCCCCGATGCCCGTGGGGACGTTGTGATGCGTTACAATTTTGGAGGGGTGTTTGAACACCCCCATGCGACGGTCCTATGTCATACATAGTACCGAGGTATAACCAACCATCATTTGCGATGATGGCGGGACCCATGTGGCAAAATGTGGCAAATCGTGTTTTGAAAATGTGCGTTTGCGTGCAATGGAGTGGGGTATGTGGCAAATGTGGCAAAATGGGTTTTTGCGATTTGCCACCTAAAAAACCCCGATTGCATTGCATGGAGGGCGTTTTTGACGCCATGGGGCAAATGTGGCAATTTTTTTATCCCTTAGAGCGTGTGCATACCACACCCCACACCCCCCATCCACCATGTATCTAAAAATTTCCCTCATATATATGTTTTTTTGCCACATTTGCCACATAAGGGCAAAAACCTCAAATGCAATTCTTGGGGGCATTTTTTGTGTGGATAAGTGGTGGCAATTCATGTGGCAAAACGGGTTTTGCGATTTGCCACATTTGCCACATACCAACCCCGTGACATTTACCTAAAATAGACGAAAATGGACACCCCCACCGTCCCAACCAGAACCAAAACGGGAGGCCGACAAACGGGCACCCCCAACCGCACGACACAACAAATGCGAGAGTTGTTGACGTATGTCTTTGAGTGCAATTTGGAGCAATTAAAATCGGATATGGATGAGTTGACCCCGCACCAACGTGTCCGTGTTTTGATTGATTTTGCCAAATACGTTTTGCCCCCATTTTCCCCCGAGGGGCGTGGCTATGGGGACCCGTTCCATGAGGTATGGATTGAGGATGATGACGAGCCACCAACACCCGCCACCCGTGCCATTACCCCCACCATCGTTGACGCCCCATGACACCACGCAAAACCATCCGCACCATGCGTGATTTGATTGAGTATTTAAGCACGATGCCCATGGATGGAGCAATGGCCCAAAAACTCATTGAGAGGGCCGTGGCGACCGTTTACGTGGGCACCCGAGGGGATGATGCCAAATGCGTGGTGGATGCGTTCAAAACGCATTTAAGAGCGTTTCCCAACCCCGCACATGAGTTGCCGTTGTTTTACGGTGATTAGAGGCGTGGCACGTCACCAACCGTGACGGGCGGTGCAAGGGTTGGCACACGCAATGTGATGGTGCCAGAAGCCAACGGTGCGGGTCCCCGTTTGGTTGGCAATGCCACGGTGGGGTCCATGAGAGAGAGCAAGCGTTTTACCTGCATGGATGACCATTTGCCCGATTTTTTTGGCGTGGCAAACGCATTGGTGTTGAGTTCATTGGCGATGGCCCGCATGGACATACCCGCCCGCACCATGTATTTGGCGGGCATGGATGCGTTGATGTTTGCGATGTTTTGCATGGCGTTGTTGCGTCGTGTGGTGCCCGATGCCAGAGCCACCGATGCGTCCATGAGGTGTGACCATTGACGCCACTCACCATCACGGGCACGTTTCTCGGTCATGGCCCCCCGTGTGCGTTTACTGATACGTTCCCGTTCATGTTGGGCGATGACTGCAAACATGCCGACGGTCAACGTGTTCCACTCGGGGACGTCCAACGCCATCACGTCAATGCCCCCCGTGTCGGTGAGTTCTTTGATTTGAAACAAAAACGCCACATTGCGAGAGAGGCGGTCCAACGATGCCACGATGAGTTTGCCACCCGTGGTGCGGACGTGAGCCATTGCCAGAGCGAGTTGAGGGCGGGCGTCATTTTTGCCCGTTTCAATTTCCATAAACTCAACACCCGTGATGCCACGTTGGGCGATGGCCGAGCGTTGGGCGTCAATGCCGAGTTGTGAGATACCTTGTTTTTTGGTTGATACGCGCAAATACAGAGCGTTGGCGGTGTCGGTGATGGCGGGTTGGTTGGTCATGGTATTTGGTTTTTTGTCTTGTTGTGTCAAATATAACATGAGCCGAGGTTGGTCCGTATGTGTGCAACGTGTGTAAAAGTGGTCGTGATTGTGTATTTGGTAATTTTTACACCCCGATACATTTGCATATAACGTGTAACGTATGCCGACCACAACCATCCCCGCCCCACCCATTGAGGTGTCCATTACCGTCACGGTCCCGTTGGACGTGGCAACCAGATTGCAACGCATGGCCAACCGTCATGGCAAAATTGACACCGAGTACATACGGGACGCATTGGTGGCCATTGCCACCACCCCATCACCAAAACGTAAAAACAAAACACATGGATGACCCCACAAACAAAACCATGACCGTCATGCAAGTTGCACAACGGTTGCAGTTATCACGCCCCCGAGTTTACCAAATGTGTCGGGCGGGTGAGTTGCCCCGAGTGCAATATGGCAAAGGGCGAAAAATCACCATCCCCACGCATGTGGTGGAGGATTTTATTGCAAAACATACCCAACCATAAAAACAACACCCCAACGCATTGCGAGTGCGGTGGGGCATAAAAACGTCAACAAGGATATGCAAACATACACAAACACGACACAACAAGTCAATGCGGGTGATTTGATTTTGGGCACATACACCCACGCCACCACCGCCCAACGGGGTGGCACCATCACGTTGCGAGAGTTGGCCGAGGCGATAAAAAACGGGCAATGGGCGGGACCCGTCACCGAGTTGCGTGGCATCCCCGACGAGGACGAGCAAAAGGCATTTAAGAAAAAAAACATACCCGCCATCACCGTGTCGGGGTTTTTTCCCACCCGACGGGTTGAGGTTGCCGAGCATACCCAACACGCCATCATTTGTTTGGATTTGGACATGGACAAGAACCCGCACATGACCGCACCCGACATGCGGACCTTGGTCATGGATGAGTACCAGAACAACCCCGACGTGTTGTTGGCATTTACAAGTTGCCGAGGTGAGGGCATGGCCGTTGTTTACCGATACACACCCGATGCCACGTTGAGTAAAGCAACCCACGTGGATGCGTTTGCCGTTTTGCAAAAACGATGGGGTGCAAATGGCATCACGTTGGACAACGCCTGCACCGACGTGTCCCGTTTGCGTTTTGTGTCGTATGACCCCGATGTGGACACGTCACGGTTGGACGCAACCATGGTGGACGTGTTAAAACAACCCATGCGTGTGGACCCACCGAGAGTGGACCAACCTCGGAGGGAGCGGCCCCCCATACAAAAACCCATACAAACGCACCACGACCCCATACAAAACCCCATACAAATACCACGGGACCCCATACAAAAACCCATACAACCCGCCCCACGTCGCACCGTGAGCGTGGACCCGATTTTGATGGATGACGTGGCAACCATCGTGGACCATGTGACCCAATATTGGATTGATTTACCCCAACAATATGCGGGCATCACGGGTGGGGATGAGTACACCCATTGGGTCCGCATGGGGATGGCGTGTGCTGATTTGGGGCCGAGTGGTTTTGATGTTTTTAATGCGTTGTCGCAACCGTCCCCCAAATACACCCCCGAGGCGGTGAGAGCCAAATGGGATGATTTGATAAAGAACACCCGCAACGTGAGGGCGGCAACGTTGTTTTACATGTGCAAAGCGTGTGGCGTTCCCACACGGTCCCCGTTTCGTGTTGAGGCGGTCAACCAGATAGCCAAAAGGATTTTGAGTGTGGGCAAAAATGGTGGCCCCAAAGACGTCCCCACCGCCATAGACAACGCCCGCCACGTCATGAAAATTTTGACGCCCGATGCGTTGGATGAGGATTTGGACAAAATCCCCGAGTGGGGTGCGTATTTGGATGCCAACCGTGATAAACTAAAAGAACATGTGAGTGGGGACAAATTTACCATGGAGGTGTTGGAGCGGTTTGTTGGGGATATGCCGATAGAACGCAACACGGTCACGGGCAAATTTGATTTGCGTGGCAAAGTCATGGACGATGCAAGCATGGCCGAGTTGGTGATAAAATGCAAACGGGTTTTTGGTGTCAAAACGGTTGGGCGTGATTTGGTTGAGTTGGTGTTAACGTCACCACAAACACCGAGATACGACCCATTTGCGAGATTTTTGGAGGTGGCCACCGCCACCCATACGTCATGCGGTCACGTTGATGCGTTGATTGATGCGTTGCGATTTGATACCGATGAACAACCCGAGGGGTACGACACATTTTGCCGCACGATGATACGCAAATGGATGATGAGCGTGGTGGCATCCATGCGTGGTGATTTCTCGGTGTTGTGTTTGGTTTTGGTTGGCAAACAAAATGTGGGCAAAACAACGTTTTTGCGTGATTTGTTGCCACGGGATTTGGTGACATACTATGCCGAGAGCAAGTTGGATGAGGACAAGGATGCCGAGATTTTGTTGTGTCGCAAACTGATTATTTGCGATGATGAGTTTAGTGGCAAATCAAAACGTGATGCACGTAGGCTAAAAGACATGATAAGTAAACGCACCATCACCGTGCGGGTCCCCTATGGCCGTGAGAGTGAGGATTTGCAACGTCGGGCGGTGTTGTGTGGTACGTCCAACACCCGTGACATTTTGAACGACCCGACGGGCAACCGTCGTGTTTTGCCCATTGGCATCACCCATTTGGATTTTGCCAAATACCGTGCCGTTGACCGCATGGCGTTGTTTTCCGAGTTGTCCCGAGAGTACGATGCCAACCCCGACGCATTTAAGTTGACACAACAAGATATAAACGAGTTGATGAGGTTTACCGAGGGCAAATACGACGCCCCGAGCATTGAGCGTGACCGCATTTTATACATGTTTGCCGACCCGAGCATGGACACCCGATATGTGATGGAGGATTGCGAGTATGTGACAACGTCATGGATAAAAGAACAAATGGAGGCGGGCAACCGTCATGCGGTGCAATTAGGCAAAATAAATGAGGTGATGGAGGCGATGGGATTTAAGTACCGCAAAGCACCACGGGCATCCCAACGTTTTAAAATTGCCAGAGGGACACGGGCGTGGGAGGTTGTTTTAACAGACGATTTCACCCCATTATTGCCATGAAAAATCCAACGCATTTTTATGGGGTACGGTTGACCATCACGGGCACCACCCCCGAGGCGGTGATGGATTTTGCGATGTTTTACCCGATGCGTCCACCGCCACCGTATGACCCCCCATTGCCGACGTCCACAACCGATGTGGATGGCACCGTGTTGGTCCCGTTTTCGTTGTCACGATTTGTGCCAGATGACACCCCGACGGGCATGGTTGGTGATGGTTGGAGGTTGGAGCATTGGGGCGTCAACACCGACGTGGGTGGATGGATGGCGGTGGCGTCGGGTGCGTGCTATGCCGAGGCGTATTGCATGACACCCCATGACCCGCCCGTGCCATGGTTGGTGGCCGTTGGTAGCCGATTTAAGGACATGCGGTTGGTCATGGATTTTGCATGCGTTGAGGGGTACAAGGCGGGGACCGTTGTGGTCAATGGTGGGCAAAGGACGGTGAGGTATTGGGTCAACAAAACCGACACAACCCCGCACCCATTGCCGTTGTGGACCGCACCCCCGATGCCCGTGGGGACGTTGTGATGCGTTACAATTTTGGAGGG